CGTTTTTGGGCTTCGGTCTGGCTGTTGCTGTTTTCGGTGACACGGGCGATAAGACCGGTTTTGTCGGTGACGAAGGCGGTGCCGTCGTAAATGGCTTCGTGGGCTGTGGCGGTGTCGCGGTCGTGCCAGGTAGCGATGACGCGGTCGTATCTGGGTTTGTCGATCCAGTTCAGTCTGAAGTCGATCAAGTCGGACGGGCGGATGGTTTTGACGAGGGCGGGTTGTTGTTTTTCCTTGAAGACCAGTTTGCCGGATTTGACCGTGCCATCGGCGCTGTATTCTTTGGCCAGCCGTTTGATCAGGTTCATGTCTGATTCTTGGTTCTGTCGCAAATACGGAACTAACTCATCCGATATCTGTTTATCAAGCCCAGCAATCTCAAGTTGATTTTCTTTGGCTATTGTTGAGAGGATGTCGCCGAGTGTTTTGTTGTCAAAATGGCGTGATTTCTGGGTTTTTATCGGCGCATTAAAGTCGGTTTGCCCGGCCTTGATGTTCAAAACCAGCGGCATGCCGGTCAGGGTTTTGGTATCGACCTTGTAATGGCCGAAGCTGACCAGCCCGGTTTCTTTGTAGCCGAGCTGAACTTCCAGTACGGTGCCTGAGGGCGGGAATTGTTGGATGCCCTGCCCGTTCATGCTCAGTGACAGGGTGTCGTTGTGGTTGTCGGCCGATTCCTGCAAGCTCAGGCGGATCATCCAGGGCTTAAGCTGTTCGGTGATGTTCTGGCCGTGGGTTTGGTTGATGATGGCGTAATCAGGCGTGAATGGGGTCATGTCCAGATACTGTCTATCGGGTTGGTTGTGGGCGTTTTCTGGACATCGGGCAGGATGATTTCAAGTCCGCGCGGCAGGATGGGCGGCTGTTCGACCAGGCCGGGGTTGGCATCGAGCAGCAGAGCGACCATGTTTTCGTCGTTGTAGATTTTAAAGGCGATGTCGTCAATCATGTCGCCGGTTTCGGTGATATAGATGCGGCTCATAGGCTGTTTCCAAAGTAGGCCAGTTTAATGGTGTAGCCCTGTTTGACCGGGTTTGTGCCGATCAGGGCGGTTTGGTCTTCCTGAATGGACTGGATCATCCAGTAGCCAAAGTTGCGGCCGTTTTCAAAAATCAGCAGCATGGGTTTGAGTGTTGCGGCCTGTTGCCGGATCTGTTCAATCTGGTCTGTGCCGGTTTCGGTGACGGGGGAATCTGTCGCGCTCTGGTTGGCGGCGTAGTTGTACACGGCACCTGTCAGGGTAATGCTGTCTTCACCCGTCCCTGCCATCTGGTAGTTGGGGCGGTTGCCGATGATGTCGGTTTTTTCCCAGCGGTATTCGATACTGCGGGTCAGTTTTTCGTAGCTGTTTTTGTCCAGTACGAAGCGGTATTGACCAAGGGCAACGAGGTGTTTTTTATCGGACATCGGCTTCTTCTCTCAGCTGTGTTTCGCGTTGTATTTCGACGATACGCCGGGCCAGGGCTTCTGTGTCTTCGCCGGCCATCTGGGTGATGTGCATGGTGTTGTTGATCTGCGTCGGGGCGCTGGCCACAGTGGCCGGTGTGGCGGCCATCGCGCCCGAGATGACCGCGGCGGCCCGTGCCTGACGGCGTGATTTGCGGCTGCCTTGGGGCGGACTGTGCTGTTCACTGCCAAAAAACGAGGTGACGCTGGACACCACCTGGCCGACTGTGCCCCACAGGTCCTTGAAAAACTGTTTGATGGGTGCCCATTTTTTATAGACGGTATAGGCCAGGGCACCGAAGGCGGCAACCCCGGCAATCACCAGGCCGATGGGATTGGCGGTCAAGGCGGCGTTCCACAGCCATTGGGCGGCGGTGACGGCTTTGGTGGTCAGACCGAAGGCGATATTGGCTTTTTGTGCCGCCAGTAGGGTGCCTGACAAGAATGTCGAGGCGTAGCCTGCGCCGAATGCCAGCAATTTAACCCCGACCAGTCCCACGGCAGCGGTGGACAGTCCCGTGGTCAGCATTGGAAAGGTTTGTGCCAGAAAATAGACTTTTTCACTCAGCCAGGCCGCCCCTTTGGCAACCCTATTGATGCCGGGCAGAACGGTGACGGCCAGGGCATCACCGACTTTTCCAAGACTGATGCTAAGCTGGTTGATCTGGTCGGCCGAGGTGTTGGCCATGTTGGCAAAATCCTTGCTGATAACGCCTTTGGCACGGGCGGATTGCCGGTTGATGCGGTCAAATTCTTTCATATTGGCCAGCAGGGGGTTTAAAAACTGAATGACCTGCATATCACCGAACAGCTCGCCAATTTTGAATTTGTCGCCGCCGGTCATGCGCTGAATCTGCTCCAGCATGATGTTGATCGGGTTTTTGCCTTGCGCCATGCCCTGGGCGATGACTTGCTTGAGATCAAAACCGGCCTTTTTGAAGTTTCGGACGGTTTCAGGCGCGGTCATTTTGGTCAGAAAGTTGTTGAAGTTGTTGGCGGCCTGATCGGCGTCGTTTGCGCCTTTGACGGCAATTTGCAGCGCCGAACCGAGCAAGGCAATCCCCTGACGCCCTTGTATGCCCAGCGCCTTGGCTTGTGCGGTCAGCATCGGGAATTGCCGGGCCATATCGCGCAATTCAAAGCCGCCCTGTTTGCCGGATTCGGCCAGGGTATCCATCACCTTGCCGATGTCACTGGCGGCAATGCCCATGGTGTCGATGGCGGCGAAGGCGGTTTTGGCTAGATCCCCCATGTCGGCACCGGTGGCGGTCGCCGCCTGGCCAATTGAGTTCAGGGCCTTTAGCGCCACATCCGGCGCAATGCCCTTGCCAACCAGAAAATCCAGCGCCTCCAGTAACTGTCCGGGTTGCTGATGGGTTGCTGTTGCAATGTCGTTGAGCTGTGATTTAATGTTTTTCAACTGGCTGCTGGTCAGATTGGCGATATTACCAAACAGCCTGAGTTTCTTTTCAAATTCAATGGCGGTGCTGACAGGCGCAAAGACACTGTAGGCAGCCCCGATCATGCCGACGGCTTTGCCCTGCAATTCTGCCCGCCTGTTCTGTATCTGCTGCTGCTTTTTTGCCAGCACATTAAAGCGGCGCATTTTGTATTGGGCGCGGTCGATATTTTTGCCCAGCTGAAAGAACTGGCGGCTGTAATTCCCAATGGCCACGCCCGCCTTGTGCATGGCCGCCCGGCTCTGTTGCAAGGTATTGCGTTGCTTGATCAGTTTTTTGTCTAAAGAATTAACTTCATTTTTTGCGGATTCTAGCTGTTTTTTGAGTTTTTTGAGTGTGTCTTGAGCCGTTTTTGTAGATTTTGACGTGCTTTTTAAAGCGCTTGTGTTTTGTTTTTTATATTCTTTCCATTCTTCTGCTATTTTTTTTATGGCAGGGCCATGACCGCCTAATTCCTTCATGTATTTTGACATGCGCTGACCCGTAAACTCGTTCCATGTCAGCGTATTTGTTATTTTATTTCCGGCGTTTTGTGTCGAATCACCCGTTTTTTTAGCTTGCTGCTCGATGTTTTTATATTCAAGCTTGACTCGTTGTAATTGCTTTTGCGCTTTGCTAAGCTCGAGACGTGTGTTTTTAACGGCGGCTTCGTTTTTCTGAAAGGTTTTGATCAGCTGGCGCTGATGGCCCATCTTTTTGAGGCTGTCCCCCAGTTTGATGGCCTGTTGGCCGGCCTTGCCAAAGGTGGACTGAAAACCGGATTGCAGCGCCGCCCCGATAGTGATACCCAGAAAAAGTGATTGACTCATGAAAAATTATAATCCTGTGATTATGGACAAGATGATTGACTGGCCACATCATCAAAAGCTGGTGATGTGGGGGATTGGACTAATATGTTTTATCGCGCTAACCATTCATAACCTGCATACCCCTGATTTCTGGCTGGCCACGCTGATGGCCGTACCGGTTTCGGTACTGGCCGCCACGGTTGCCGGGTTGTTTTTGATGTTCCCGTATATTGTCCTGCTGTATCTGCTGGCCTTTGTCGCCGAGTTGCTGGCCGCGCTATACCAGGGCATTATCCAGCGCCGGGCCTGACTATTCCTTTTTCGGCAGACATTCGAGCCATGCAATCAGCTCATCGACGGTTAAATCCAGCAGTTCATTCAGTCCCCAGCCGGTGTGGGATGCCAGCGCCAGACAGCCGCGTCGGGCATCCCGCTGGCTCAGTCCAAAAAACCGGCATAGACCTTTTGCAGTTGCTGGTAGTCGGCGACGTCCATGTCCTCGATCAGCGCCAGGGTTAAGCCGCTCAGGCTGGCAAACAACCAGACTTCCTTTTCGGCATCGCTCAGTTCATCGCTGGCACTGGTCAGCATGTCGCGCACTTTCGGGCGGCGCAGAGTAATGCGGTCGATGGTTTCGCCGTTGTCGGCAAGGGGATATTTCAGGGTGATGGTATCGGTCATTTTTTGGCCTCCTTTTTGTCTTGTGCCGATTTTGGCTGAATGAAGCCACCGGCCAGCGCATTGGCGGCCTGCCGGTGATTGAGTGTGACGGTCTGTTTGTGTTTCCCTAGCCAGCAGTCTTTCAGAATGATATAGGTGTTCATGTTACAGTCCCAGTTTTGATTTGATGTCGGCCAGTACGTCGGTGGTGCTGAATTTCAGCTCGCCGGTGGCCACGTCAAAGGCTTCAGCTGGCACGCCGTCGAGGGTTTTGACAAATTTTTCCACCGATACGGTGTAGGTTAAATCCACCTTGTCCCCGGCTTTGATTTCGCCTGATTCCGACATGATAATGCGGCCATACACATCCCAGCGAATCAGCCCACTTTTGCCGCGCTCGTCGGTGGTCGCCCGGACGGTCATGACGACATCACGACCGACCACGGCGCGGACAATCGCCATATTCACGTCGTCCTTGTTCAGTTTGATTTTGGCCTCGACCGCCTCATAGCCGGTAAACATTTTCACCGGTGCAATACGCCCGCCGCGATGGTCTTCGGTGGTTTCCTTGATGAGCGGCGGCTCAAATCCCGCCAGTGCGCCAACATAGCCGAAGCCGTTGACGGTCAATTGCAGCCCGGTATAGGCCTGTGCAAATTCACTCATGAGTTACTCCTTATTGTTGGGGCAAGATGCCTTCGTAGTAGGTGGATACATTGACCGCGGTCAGCTGAATCTGCTCGGCAGGTGCCGGTGCGGTAAAATCATATTTGAAATACACACGCCCCTGCTGAAACTGATCCGGCGTGTTCAGGTCAGGATCAGGCCAGCATTCCCCGCCCAGCAATGCGCCAATCTTGACCAGATGGCGGATGTAGTTGTTGACACTGGTGGCCACATCTTCCAGGAATTTGGCGTTAATCGGCCGGTCCACCGCCCACATCAGGCCGTTCTGGATGGCGTCGGCAATCAGGTCGGCGGTGCGGGTGACCGATTCAAACGCCCACACCGGATCGGTGGTGTTGGTGGTGCGGCTGCCCCACAATCGCCAGCCATCTTCACGAATGATGGTGGTGACGTGGTTCTGGTTGAGCAGGTTGGCGCGGGATGTGGCATCGCCCATTTTGAAATCCACCGGCCGCGTGGTGCCGATAATGCCATTGATGGTCTGGTTGGACATGGACCACCAGAAGCCTTTTTCGGTGTCGACTTTGGCCCGCAGGCCTGCCGCGACGGCAGAACCCGGCCGGGTGACTTCCGAGGCCGACAGGGTGTCGAAGGCGGTCACCCAAGGGTCAATGACCATGGCCCGCTTGCTGCCGAAGTTGCCAACATAGTTTTGCGCGGCGGCGTCGTTGGTATTGGGGCCATCCAGATAAGCAAAGCCGCGTAATTTATCGGCCAGTGCAATCATTTCGGTGGCCACCGCCGCTTGACTGGAAAAGCCCGGCGCAATCAGGATGCGCGGCTGAAAGCCCACGGCGGACTGGGCGCCCAGCCAGGTCTGCATGCCGGTGTATTGCCCGGTGACCGCATTGATGCCACCGATGATATTGGCGGTCTGGGTGGCGGGGGTGGCATTTTCAGCGACCCGTATCACCACGACCACTGCGCCGCCCTGATCGAAAATGGCATCGAGTGCTTGTGGCAATGTGCCGCTGTCACCTAGTTTTGCCGCCTCTTTGCGCGAGCCTGCAATCAGCACCGGTTTGTTTAACGGGAAGGCTTCATCGAGGCCGCTGGTTAAAAACTGTGGCACAACACCGGCCAGCACCACGCCTGCGCCGGTGGATGCGCCGGTGTTGCTGGCGGTAATCAGCGCCGAGGCGGCAGGGTCGGCGGCGATGGCCGAGATAATCTGCGCGGCTGTTGTTGTGATGACACCGGCCGCATCGGTGGCCAGCGACACGGTCATGGCTGTGCCCGAGACGGTAACGGCCAGCGCAGCGCTGTTGGCGTTGGGATTTTTCAGCAATACGCTGATGCGATTACCGGCTGCCCCGGGCGTAACGGCGCTGAAGGTCAGCGCTGTATTACTGGCACTATCGCCGGTATTGAGCGTTGCCGCGGCAGCTGTTTGTGCATTGGGGGCTGTGCCGACGATGCCGATAACGGCGCTGGCGGCGGTTCTGATGGGGCGTGCGCCATCGCTTGATTCGACAACGCTGACGCCATGAATATAAGGGGTAGGCATAATAATATCCTGTCAATTAAAATAGAAGGGTAATGGCATCCAGATCCGCCTGGGTCGCTGTGGCAGGCAAGGCGTCCACCTGCGCCATCAGCGCCTGTTTGTTGGCGAATTTGGTTTGATAGGTGGTGCCAACGGCGATAATAACGGCATCTGCTGTGGCCAGTGTCAGCGTCTGCGCTGTATTGTTGACATCGTAAAAAACCACTGTGGTTTGCCCGGCCAGTTGCGCCATGCGTTTAGCCGCATCGAGCTTCACAGCGCTGTCGTAGCCGCCATTCCAGGTGATATTGTTGGCGTCAGTGACAGGCAGTTCGGCTGCGTTTTTGAAAGCTGCACGAATCTGCGCTTTCTTGATTTCCTTTGAGGCGGCCAAGTCGAATGGCGGCCAGTTGTTGGTCACGTCTTGCCATCCCTTAGCAATCGCTGCATTGATCTCTTCCTGTTGTGTTAATGGATCAATAGCGTAATACTCATTAGCTGGTGCATCATAAAAATATCTCATTTATCGTAACTCCATCCAAAAGTTGAGTCCTGTCGTGCCAACAGCCGCCGTACTCACTAATTTATAATTAGAATTGGGCGGTATGATTGCAAATAGCGTTGTTTTATAGCCCAGATACACAGAGTAGTCCCCACTTTCGCCGACTAATATGTTATTGACATATAACTGCAACCCAAACGCGGTCGTTGATGTTGATGTCGTTCCATTTGATACGGATATCGCGATTGGCTTATTCTGTGTATGTAGATAGGTGACGCCAAATGCTCGTGACGCACTGACATCCTGCCATGTTTGATTAATCCCCAGCCCGGCAGGCTGTACGACATTGCCATTCACATCCAGTGTCGCCACTCCGACCCCCCCTGCTAACATCTGGGTGATCTGGTCGTTTAAATAGGCGGTGCGGTTAGCGAGTTGCTGTGCCTGAATATTGGCCGGCCCTGTGGGGCCTCCGACCACCGGGTCAGTGGTTGCTATTTCGCGAATGGCCGCTTCCCATTGTATGGTTTCTGTAATGTTCGCCATCAGACGATGCCTCCGTTGTAGTTTATATTGCCGTTGTAGTTTATATTGCCGTTGTACAGCGCGTTATAGGTGATCAGTTGCCGCAGATGGCTGCGGGTGTTTTTGTAATGATTAATACGGCGTTTGATTTCGTTGATTTCAGCCGTGGTGGTGATGTTTTGCGTGTGCAGCAGCACGTCAAATTCAAATGGCAACAACGGGCTGCCATAGCGTGTACTGCCGTCATAACTGATACCGCCATCATAGGTTCTGCCCTCGATGATTTCGACACGGTCATAACCCATCGCCTGCAAGGCTTGTTTTAATGATCCAGGTGTACCGATGTGTTCATGTACACTAATGGCCTCACGAATCACGTTGCGCTTGGTTGCCTCATCCCAGTTATCGTCCCAGATGTCAATGGCCAGCCCCCAGGCCAGATAGCCCAACAGTGCAGCAGGGCAGCGGTCAGGATGCCACAGGGTATTGATTAAATCGGGAATATAGCGACTGGCGGTTTGCTCCAGCGCCTGTTCCAGCTTGGTGCTGTTTTTGGGCAGAATGCTGCTAGACATCAATGCCCACCGGGTTCATCGTGACGCCAGTGTTGAAAGCCACTTGCGTGTCGCTAATGACAAGATCACCGGCTAACGGGGTCGATGACCCCGGCAGGCCGTATTGCGATGCACCGTCGTAGTTGATGGTGCTGTCATACAATGCACCGCTGGCAGCGGTGATTAGGGTCAACTGGATGTTTTTGACATTTTGTACGCCGGACTGATGCAGGGCATGATAAATACCGGACAGGGTAATGTCGTGACCGATGCGGTGGTGTTCTTCGACAAATGCATTGGTTTTTGCATTGATGTCATCCATCACAATCTGCTGGGATGAGCCGGGGTAAAACACGATGTCAGCGCTGATGTGATAGTTGATGACCTCGACACTCTGCACGATGACGGTATCGGTCAGCGGCCGGACGGTGTCGGCATTCAGCGCGGCTGAGACTGTATCCTGTAATGATTGCGGGGCAATGCCCGACCCTGTTGCGCTCATAATGGTCACCAGCACAGTGCCCGGTGTCGGGCTGGTAATGCTGGCATCTTTCACCTGGCCATCGGCCGACAGCGCGTGGAATTTATAACTGCCTATTGCGCCGGCGGTGGACAACTTATTGTAAGCGAGCAGCATACGCTCTCTGAAGGCGTTATCCGATTCCATCAACGCTGGCGTGGGCGGCACGGTGGTATTGTCGGCGGGCGTGATGGTCAGCCGGTTCACCTGCAGCCACGGCAAGGCGCCCAGAGCGTCCAGATTGCTGCCCTTGGCATAAGCCAGCATGATCTGGCTGGCGTGTTCATTGTGGCGCTGGCGCACCAGCAACTCACGCAGGGCGGCCACTTCCAGTACCTTGGTGACAGGATCGTGTGGCTCGTAGGAATACTGCGGCCAGCGTGCGGCAAATTCGGCCTGCATCTGTTGCAGGATGGTCTTGTAATCGAGCGTGTCGATGACCGCAGGCGCAGGCAACAGGCTTAAGTCAATCCCCATGCTCATCGGCTGATCACCACCCCGGACAAGGTCTGTTGCTGTCCGTTCTGCTTGAATACCAACGTCAGATGCACGCGCCCGGCCTCTGCCCGGTCAACGACCACGCGCAGCAAGGTTAAATCTGTAAAGCCGTTTTGCGGATGACTCAAGGCCTCGATGGCGGCCACCTGCATTTCAAATAGTGTGGCCTGATTGACGGGGCGGTCAATGAGTTCGGGGATGCGCGAGCCTTTCAACCGGCGCATGGGGTGAGTGCCGATGCGCATGCTCAAACAACTGGCAATGCGGTCTTTCAGATACGCGCTGTCTTTAATGACCTGTCCTGTGGTTCGGTCGATACCGATCATATGGCCTCGTCCTTGCCTTCGTCGGCCTCGATGGATTTTATGCAGTGCTGTTTCTGAAACAGATTCAGAATCATGCAAATCCAGAAACAGATTGTGCAGTCGTTTGCATGTTTGCCCATGCGGCTGGACAGGGTTTCGTCCGGGTCACCGGCCAACAGGGTATTGACGAACTGGTCGATGGCAATCAGGATGTTCCAAAAATAGCGTTTTATGTTCATTGCGCCGCTCCTGTCGTGCCACCGGAATCGCCCGGGTGGGTGTGGTTAATTAAACTGATGCCGCCCGCAACATGGTCGCCGGTGCTGGTCATGTTACCGGTCTGGTTGATGTCGCCGGTCAGGGTAATGTTGCCGTTGATCGTGATGCCGCCATCACTGACCAGCGTGGTTGTTGCACCTGCGGGCAGTGTCGCGCTCAAAGCATGGCTCTGGCTGTCGTATGCAATCACCGCACCGTCGCGGTAAACCGCACGATTCAGGGTGTCGCGGTCTGTTGTCGTCGGGTTCTGGTCGTAATTTAGCGCCCCCAGAATCAGCCCCTCGTAGTGGTCCATCACCAGCGCGACTTGTGTGCCGAGGGTATAGGCCTGATTATGCCGGTCATCCCCTGCCACGCTGACCAGCGCCGGACACCACGGCGACAGCTCGCCGGTGCTGAGGCGCACGCGGTATTGGTGAACTGCCCCGGTCAGGTTCTGCTCTTCGATGCGGCCGTATTCAATCTTCATGACAGCACCACTGTTTCTTCATCCGGCAGGGTGAAGTGCAGGTTTGTGGCGAGCGGTTCATTGACCGGTGGCGGGTCAAAATACAGCGGGATAGACAGGTTAATGGCGTAAACCGTGCCGCCCAGATTGAACAGGGCGTCTTTAAACAGGTTGCTGACCTTGTTCAGCCTCAGCACACCAACATCCGGCACGGTCATCTTGTGCAAGACCGGCAACATGGCACTGACCATGCCATAGGCACCGCCGGGCTGATGGTCACGGCGGTAATGTTCAATCGCGCCTTTTGAGACCAGATAAACATCAAAGCGGGCGTCGATTTCAGCGCCGCGGTAATCGCTGTTGCTGCCCCCTAAAAAGGACACATACACGCCAGGCGCCATCTGAATAGCTTTTTTCAGCGTGTCGGCGGTCCAGTTGCCGGGCAGCGATGCCGCGTCCTTGAGATCAGGAAGTGCCACTGTTGCCGCTTGTAAAATGGCTGTTTCAACTGCAATAATGGACATCATTTGATTTCACTCATGTTAGTCAGTGTTTGCACACTCATACCCACTCCCTCACCGGCAAATACGCCGCCCCGGCATATTGCTCACTGCCGCGTGTCGCATCCACGCGAATCAAATACACCACGCCATCGACACCACCCTGGATTAACTGGCGCACCTGGGTGCCGGTGATTTGCGCGCTGCTATAGAGCAAAGCCGCAGGATTGGCATCCGTGCCGGTTTTAATACTGACCGATACCGTTGCGCTGTCGATGCCATCCAACAGGTTTTTAAAATCAAACGTCACCGGGATAACCTCGGCGGGTGCTTTGCGGCTGAATACCGCTGTTACACGCATAGCGCATACCTCCGGCTGTTCAGCTTGAC